CCTTTCTTTACAAAAATTAAGATTTTCTATGAATTTTTGTAAAGAAAGGTGGGCGAGTCGTTATGCCGCCCGAATCCTTCCCGCCCAGGGGTGGAGGGGGGTACTTCCGGCGCTGTTGCGGTCGTTCTCTCTGGTCTCTCCATTCTTGCAACGCTTCACGCTTCAAGCTTCATCACACCAGCACGCCCACGCCCTAGCCTTGCGCCTTGCGCTTCGAGCTTCACGCTTCACGCTTCAAGCCTTGCACGCTTCGAGCTTCGAGCTTCACGCTTCAAGCCTTGCACGCTTCGAGCTTCGAGCTTCCAGCCTTGCACTGGATCGCCTGGCCGCCACTTGCAACGCTTCACGCTTCGAGCTTCGAGCTTCGAGCTTCGAGCCTTGCACGCCTTGCGCCTTGCGCTTCGAGCTTGTGGGAAAACTTGCGAAAATGTGGAAAACTTCAAGCCTTCGAGCTTGTGGGAAAACTTGCGAAAATGTGGAAAACTTCAAGCCTTGAATATAACCATCAAGCCATCAAGCCATCACACGCGCCCAGCCCATGCCGCCACGCTGGCCGGCCTTGCACGCTTCGAGCTTCACGCTTCGCGCTTCGAGCTTCGAGCCTTGCACGCTTCGAGCTTCCAGCCTTGCACTGGATCGCCTGGCCGCCACTTGCGCGCTATATTGTGCGACTTTAACAAAAGCCGCGCGCTGTCGGTATTGCTTGCGCTGTTCCTTTGTATTTTACAATGTCGCAAAATATCGCCAACGCTCCAACGCTTGCGCCCTAGCCGTTGGAGCCGCTGGCCGCGCCTTGCACGCTTCGAGCTTCAAGCCTTGCGCTATACTGTGAACCTATAACGGCCGCGCGGATCGCCTGGCCGGGATAAAAGCCCCGGGGTATTTTATGCAAAAACCGAACATAACAGAGGTGGAAAACCGAACTTTGTGGAAAACTCCGCCAAAATTGTCAAAAAAGTCCAAGAAAAGTCTTGACATATCATTATTACTGATATATAATGGAGTTATAAGATAAACGAAAGGCCAATAAAATGGAACACTACAAGCAAGAGATCAAAAACACGCTGGCGGATATTGTCGCGGACGGTTACGAGACGCGCGCCCAAGTCTTAAAGCGCTGGGAAGAGGGAGACACACAAAACGACTTTGGCAATATAGACGGCTCGCGCTTCTGTAACGCCTGGAAGGCGAAAGAAGCATTGGCCGCCGCCGGCTTCCCCTTCAACGATGAAATTAACGAACTTTTTGAAGAAGTCGGCTATAATGTCGGCGAACTCCTCAACAGAGGCCCCGAGGTCGTCGATGTTATTATCTGCGAACTTCTAGCCCCGCAAGTCGCGGCCGAGCTTATGGCCGAATAACCCCGCCCATCATTAACCACTAACAAAGGGACAACACCATGAAAAAATACCTATTAGAGTTTACCAGCTCGGCCAATCCTAAGGCCTACGACTTCGAGCGCGTGCATGCCTCCAGCCTCGACCGCCTACGCCGCGACCTCGCGGAACTCGTGCGCCGGTTCCGGCCATTATATAAGGACTTCGACCGCTTCGCAATATACGAAGCCGCCGGGGACTGTTACGAAAAAACAAGCCCGGAGCCAATCGAGGCGGGAAGCCTGGCCAAGTTGGCCGAAGCCCCTATATTATAAAAACACCAGCCCCGGGATTATCTCGGGGCTATAACGTCGCGCCGGACAAGCCGGCCAGCTAGTGCGAGACTAGCCGCGGCGATCCAATAACAAAAAAGACCACGGCCAGAGCTTCACGCTTCGAGCCTTGCAAGCTTCGAGCATCCGGGAAGGCCTGGAGCGCCTGGGAGGCTTCGAGCTTCGAGCGCCTGGAGCATCTGGGGAGCCTGGGAGCCATCCGGAAGCATCCGGAACCATAACGCCGCGCCGTAAAGCGGCCAGCTAGTGCGAGACTAGCCGCGGCGATCCTATTATTAACTTAACCAGGCCAGGAGGCCAAAAAATGTTATACAGCCCAACCAGCGGCCGAGGAGGCCGCGCGGGATGATATACCTAGGAGCCATCACGGGAACCACGGCGGCCATGCTTAGCCTTGCGCTGGAGCATCTGGGAGGCCATCCGGAGCGCCTGGGAAGCCTGGGAAGCCTGGGAGGCTTCGAGCGCGGGGAGAACCGAACAAAAACCGAACGAACAAAAACCGAACACGAGCCAGCGTGCGACGAGCCACGGGATACCCAGAGCGAGCCACCCAGAGCGAGCCACCCAGAGCGAGCCAGTCGAGCGTGAAGCGAGCCAGTCGAGCGTGAAGCGAGCCAATCACGTCCGACCGGAGCGAGCCAGTATAGCGTGTTTCGAGCGAGCCACGTCATACAGAGCGAGTAGCCGAGGCGTGCTATAATATAATTAAACTAACGAAAGGATCAAAATGAGCAGAACAATAAAGTTTAGAATTTGGGACAAAGAGCGTGCTGAGTACGATGATTACTTTGAGCTGACTCCTCGCTGGACAACGGTGGACGGTATTCTTGACAATGACGCTTATATCGTCGAGCAGTACACCGGTCTCAAGGACAAGTACGGCAGGGAGATATACGAGGGGGATATTGTCCAAAGCCGTAGCCACTCCGACGGTTTTATCGCTACCGTATGGTGGGATGAATATTTGGCGGCGTTTATGATTGGCGCTAAGCCTCTATTACAGAGTGCTACCATAAACGAAGACTATACACTACCTAATTGGGAAGTGATAGGCAATGTTAATAAGGACAAGAAGCTACTAGAGGCATTAGAGTAAACAAGTCGCGTGAACCTATATTGGCTATGCAAAAGCCCCTACTTTTAACAAGGTAGGGGTCTTTTGGTGAACCTATGTTGGCTTATTGGGACGAAATCGCCATAATTAAAGGGGGGTTTGACTGAACCTATGTTCCCTTTTTGGAAGTTGTTTTTTGCTTTAGGGGGAGGGGTTCAACTGAACCTATGTCCCCTTCCAGAAACCAAGAACTCAAAGTTAGGAGGGGGTTACTGAACCTATATCTCCCCCTCCTCCCTCTTCCTCGCAAGCTCCAGGAGGCGGTCTAAATCTATCTCCCCGGCATCCGCTTGCTTGTGGTGCTGAACGCATAGGGGTATTAGATTATAGTTATCCAGGAGCCGGTCGGGGGCATCTTTTAGCTTGATGATGTGGTGAGTTTCAAGGTCGGAGTAGACGGCGCGTCCTTCTTCAAGACATAGGGGGCAAAGATATTTGCTATCCTTCTTGATCTGCTCGGCCTTCTTATGCCAGGCGTGGGTATTGTGATACTTGGCGGTGGCATCGTAGCTCCGGGTTTTAGGCTGGGGGCATGGAGAATTGAACTCATGCAACCTCCCGCATCTTCCGCACGAGCGTAGCATAGGGGGCTAGACCTTAATTGTTAGACGCTGGCCTGGGCGGATGAGATTGGGGTTTGAACCGATAGTATTCTTGTTATCCTCATAAATCTTCTGCCAAGTAGTGCCGTACTTGCTAGCAATAGAGCTAAGGGTATCACCCTTACGCACGGCGTAGGAGATTGTCTTACCAGTAGAGGCAGTTGGTTCTTCAGTTGTCTTAATTTTTTTGACAACTCGCACGCCCTCGCACATCTCGCCCCAGCCAAAGAACTTCCATCCCGCTCCTGAGGCAAGCTTCTTGCCATCGGAGTAGTAAGTGCCTTTGTCACATACCATGATATGCTCGTATGGGCTAGAGGTATCAGCATAAACCGGAACGGCTACATTCTTTGGAAGGTCTTTCATAGAATGAAACGTACCAGCCTTCTTATTTGCTTCCATATCTGCTTTAGCGGAGGGGTATTTGCTTTGGAGACCGTAACCTAAGCGGACGTTATAAAGACAGTAACCTTTAACCGACCCCATCTTCTTAGGGTCGAACTTCTTAACTTGCTCCCATTTAGTCGCCATTTTCGGTTTCCCCCTTTTTATCTTCCATCTCTGGGTCTTGGATCTCCCTGGAGTTCTCCATGGCTTCCTTCAAAGCCTCCTCCGGGCTGATGGTCTCTATGGTCTTTATTCTCTTCTTCGTGTTCATGGTGTTTTTCCTTCCTTTCTAATCTTTCGTTTATTGCTCGTAGCTCTCTATAAATAAGCAGGAGCAGCTCTTGCTCGCTCATGTTATTCCTCTATGGTGTTCTTAATGCCAGAGAAAAGCCCACAAGCTGATAGCCCAATGGCTACGCCTAGGATGATGCCCTCGACTGGGAGCATATTCATATAGACGGTGTAGACCACAAAGCCGCACACCAACCCAAGAACTACGTCCAAGATAGGGATATATTTAGGGCAGAGACCTGCCTTCTTTGCTATTTCTGCTAACCCCATCACGATAGCAACTTGCGCCACCGGGGCTACTAGATAAGTTAATAATTCATTCATATTATTATCCTCCTGGTTTTATTATATCACAATACAAAAAAGCCACCCCTTTTTAGGACGTGGCCTAGATTGTAGATGAACATTTTAATTTTATCGCATTTTTCCTTTTTGTGGTATAATTGAAGTAGGCTAAGCGTAAGCCTAAGCCTTTCGTTTATCGGAGCCGAAGTTCTCCACACACTACGAGCCTCGGCTCCTTCTTATTCGCACAAAAAAGCGCCGGGGCGGCTACCGGCTAGTAAGAGTCCATGGGTTATAGAGTGGATGGCCGTAAGGCCGGAAGGTCATAGTTTTTATTTTTGCTATCTTAACCATAAAGAGTTTTTATGACAGATAAAAGTAACATAAAGATATATTATCATCATCATATAACATGACCCATGGGCGAAAGGTACTCCGCTATTTTAATTATATCACATTTATGTATAAGCGGGGATAATTCCCCGCTTTTGCTTATTGTTGGCGTTCTCTTGTTTCAGTAGCTTTAGTTGGGTTACTTGCAGGCAATTTTGCCTTTTCCGAAGATGTCTGCTCTCTTTGTTCAGTACGCATGATATGAACTCCTTTTAGGTGAGGTGGTTGAGGGTCGGAGGACGCGGTCGGCAGTTGGTTGCCCCTCCGATTATCTCAACAAGCTTAATTTCTGCAATAAGAGCCTTTTTAGTCTCTTTTTCAATTTCCTTATTTGCCATTTCAATTATCTTGCATCCCCTCGTGGCCTTTTATCGTGGTGGTAATGAGGTCTATTGCGGAGTTTGTTGCTATCTCTATCTCTTTTATCAGGACTTCGCGGCTATCTTTCAACTCGGTCATCAAATCCTCTTTTGTTGTGCGTAAGTCTGTCTTATTGTCAGTAACAGTAGCTTTCTGATTTAGCCCAGTTATGATGTATATCACGATGAAGTTGATAGCACTCTGAGCGATTGTAGCCCATATTTCTAATTGTGAGATGTGAATCATCCCCTTTGCGTCTAGTTTTAGAAGTCAAAGTCGTTTTTATTCTCCGCTTTCTTGCGGTAGCTTTTCCCTCTTAGTTCTAATGCTACGCATTTCTGGCTAATCCTATCCACGGTCTTGGTGGATAACCCTCTCTTCTCAATCATCTCTTTGAGGGAATAGTTGCTTGTGAAAATCATGGGCTTGAGCTTGTTATACCGGGTATTCACGATGTCAAATATCTTTTCCTGAAGCCAGAGGTCTTGGCTATCTTTCATTACCCGCTCAGTGCCAAAGTCATCTATGAAGAGGAAGTCCACATTATTAAGGCGGTTCATGAAAGTCTGTTCGGTCTCGCCCTTCTTATCATAGGTGGCGCGGATTGCCTTAGATATTTCCCCCATGTTGGTGAATAGGACGGTGTGGTTCTGCCGCATTAGCTCATTAGCCATGCACGCTGTGAGATGGGTCTTGCCGTTGCCGGGGTCTCCAAATAGGTAGATGCCATGCCCTTTCTTCATTACTTGGGGGATTACCTGGCAGTATTTCTCGCACCGAGCGAATATGGCCGCGAAATTCGCGTCTGACACGTCCGTAGAGGCGAAGGACACGTCTTTGTATTGGTCGCCTAGCAAAGATGCCCTACGGAGCCTCTCAACGCGTTGTAGGCGCTCTTTTTGCTTAGCCTCCTGCTCTTCTTTTTCATAGGCCTCCATTTGACACTTGCATTTAATCCATACTTTCTTTCTAAAGCCGAACCGCGTCCGGCGAGTATTACATTTCTTGCAGTAGATGTTTCCATCCTTTATATATTCTTCATCCGGGTTCATAGCCTTTATCATCTCCGGGGTAAGGACATCAAGCTGATCCTTGTTCTCTTCGATTTCTTTAAGTAAGTCGCCAATCTTCTGCATCTCGTCCTCCTTTATAAGTCTTTAAGGTAATCTTGTGTCCATGCATCAAGCTGGGGCTTACTATCTTTTCTTCGGCTCTCCCAGGTTCTCACCGCCGCCTTCCAGTCTTTCATTGGGTTGTTCCCTATCTTCCACCCTTTAGCTGTGTAGAAGTCCACAAATTGCTGGGGGTCTATGCCATTGTTTCGTTGCAGACAATAAGTTTTAACTTCTTCCACAGTTGGAGGGAGGAAGCGCGAAGCGCGACTACTCTCTTTATTTACTTTATCATTAAGTACTTTATTATTAAGTATTTTATTATTAGTATTTAATTGTAGCTGGTTTTCCGTGCAAGGATTATCCGTGAACTGGTTTTCTGTTCGCGGTTCTCCGTGACTCGGTTCTTCATAAATATCGTAGATATAGTCGAAATGCCCTTTCTTGTCTTGGGTTCTAGTCCTAACTAGATAGCCAGCAGCCTCAAGCTCCCTTAGAGTGCTTTGGATTGCTGATTTCGCTTCTTTATTTATAGAGACCAACCCTGCGACCGTATAGTCCCAGTCCTCCGGCAAGGAGAGCATCTGACTTAATAACCCCTTCGCTTTTAATGAAAGACGCTTATCCTTAAAATGAGCGTTGCTCATCACGGTGTAATTCTCAGTTTTATTTACTCTGATGACTGACATTTTACCTCCTTTGTTGTTATTAGGAGGGCGTATAAGAAAGAGACCTGGGGCAGAGGCAGTAAGGAAAAATTCGAGCGTAGGTGGGCTATATGCACGAACCTTAATGCCTCTACCTCAAATCTCTTTCCGTACATACAGCCCATACCTTTATTTTACCATATTTCCCCAAAAGTCTAGTACTTTAATCGAACGGAAGTTCGGAGTTTTCCACAACCCCCGCACCGTTCACGGTGGGGATAAGAGAGTTTAGCTCCGCTATTTCGCGGTGCGCCTCTTCAAGTTTCTTCTGAAGCCTCTCGATCTCATACTTCGCAAAAGCTAGGTCGTTCTTATTGTTCTCAATAGCTGCTCCTAATGCCCCTAGAACCGCCATGTATTCCTCATTTGTTCTTTCTCGCATGGTTTTCACCTTCTTTCAGCCTTCTCGCTACTTCTAGCCATACTCGCATAAGGTCAGGGCTACCTTCCTTCAGATGTGTTTCAAACTTTCTCTCGTTCTTTGATGTCATTGACAATGTCCCACATCTCCTCGTCTGGCACGTTAAAAGCCTCCTGGAGCCTCTGCCAAAAGCGAATAGACCCGATACTTTTGCCGTTCTCCGCTTTGGCATAATACTGGCGAGACCAGCCCATCCGCTCGGCCATCTGCTCCTGGGTAAGTCCCCGCCTTGCCCTCATCACCTTTAATGATTTATTCATAACCTATACCCCCTCGTAAGCAATCTCGCGTATTCCCTGGCCGCGGCCTGCATCACCTTCGCCGAGCCGCGGACGGTCATAAGCTTATACATCTTCTTCCGGCTATCTGGTAGCCGTCTTATCTGCGCCAGGTAATCTTCTGCTAACATACGAAGCACCTCGCTCTTTGTTGTGTCATTTTGGCACAGTATCATTTTAGACACTTTTTGTAAATAAATACTAAAACTTTGTAATTTTAATTTTTCGATTTTTCTTCTGAGTGTTGCATTATGGCACAAATATGTGCTAATATGTTCCCGAAGACAACGAAGGGAGTGTGATTAAGTGAGTAGTTCTATCGGCTCAAAGTTACAATCCTTGCGGAAGGCTCGACGCTTTTCGCAACAATACGTCGCAGACCAGCTCGGGCTTAAACGCGCCACTCTAAGCAATTATGAGATAGGACGAAGGTTCCCCTCTTTATCTGACCTAGGCCGCTTGGCCGAGTTCTATGGGGTGGGTCTAGACTATTTCGAGTTAGCCGCGGCTGATGAGGTGCAAGACCTCCTGGCTCGCGCTCGGGATGTTTTTGTTAGCCCTGATGTCTCCCAGGAGACGAAGGACGCTCTCTACAAAGAGATTGCGATGTTATATCTTAAATTGAAGTGAGTTATATCTTTTTGAGGATTGACCTCTGTAAAATGTTAATTAGAAAGCAAGGGAATGTTATATCATGAAAAAGAAACAAAGAGTAGTAATTTATATCCGTTATTCTTCGCATAAACAAGCGGAGAGTTTTTCTATTGAGTATCAAGTAGCAGAATGCACTCGTTTTATCGAGATGAATGATTATGAGCTAGTAGATACTTACATTGACGAGGCGAAGACTGGGCAGAAGATTGCTGGCCGTGACGCTTTTGATAAAATGATGTTCGAGGCTGGGCAAGATAAGTTCGATAAGATTATCGTGTTTTCGTTCTCGCGGTCATTCCGTAATACGAGGGATGCGCTTAACTGTAACCATGACCTCCAAGAAAAGTATGGCATCATGATTGAGAGCGTTATTGAGCGTATTGACCTTTCTGATCCACATGGTAAGTTCTCTGGGACTAATCTATTCGCCATGCACGAACTCCAAGCGGCTATTATTGCGGCGCACGTTCGTTCTGGGATGTACTATGCCGCCCAGCAAGGCTATTATCTAGGGGGCTTTGTACCATTTGGCTATGAGCTTTATGAGACTGGGGAATTATCTAGGGGCAAAGAGCGCAAAAAATACAGCCCTAATCCAGAGGAGGCGGAGCTTGTTCGGGAGATGTTCGACTTGTATGCGGATGGTTTCTCGCTGAACTTTATTCAGACCGCTATGAAATTGAAGAATGTTAGAGGACGTAGGGGTGATATTATCGGACAGCAGACTATCGCTCGCATCTTAAAGAACCCGATGTATATTGGGACGGTGGAGGCCAAGTTCAAGGGGCATGACCCGCTCTCTATTCCTAACGCTGTACCGGCTATTATCGACATGGACACCTGGGGCAGAGTTCAAGCTAGGCATAAGGGCAATAAGTTAGTCCAGCCAAGAAGAACAAAACGCTTATACTCTCTTACTGGCAAGATTACTTGCGCGAAGTGTGGGGGTCATATGTTCGGGACGTATAAGGGTGACAAGCGCTCTAACAACTGGCATTACGCTTACTATCATTGTGCTAATAAGAAAATAAAAGGCACCTGCAATGCTCTAAATGTCCGTAAAGACCAGATTGACGCGTACTGTCTCCAAGAGATTAAAAAGCACATCTTGAATGAAGAAGCTATGCGCTCTATCTCCGAGCAGATTGCTACGGCTGTCGGGAACTCGGCGGATGATATGGCGAAGGCAAAAGCTAAAGCGGAAAAGCGCATGGAGCAGATTGTAGACATCCTGGCGAAGATTAAGGAAGATTATTACGAGGGCAAAATTACGGAAGCCGTGGAGCGTAGAATGGCGGCGAAGTATGAAGCGGAGCAGCTCGAACTAGAAAGCTCCCTACGAGGGCTTAAAACGGCTCTTAAAAGCGCAATAACGTCCGAGACGGTATATTCTTATCTCCAGGAGCTACTAAGCCTCTACGGCTCAAATAACGATGAATTACAGAAAATGCTGTTCGACAAGCTAATAGATAAAATCCTTGTACATGACGACCGCATTGAGGTTACGCTGGTCGTCTCTCCTTTTGGCCATATTGGGGATAACTCACCATCTGGACAACCAAAATATGAGCAATCCCTAATGGTGGGCAGAAAAGAAATTAGGCATATATAACAGAGGTAAAACTTGTGGAAAACTCTACTTATATAACGGAATATATAAGAAAAGGCGGAGCTTTATGCCCCGCCCTCCATTTTTCTTATTCCTCTAATTTTTCTCCTTTCGCATATTTAGATAACTTGAAGTAAATGTCGTGCCTAATCAAGGTCTTGATGTAGCCCTGCTTGTTCTCTATGCCCTTCAAAAACTTTAGGATGTCTTCATCAGTCTTTTTGTTAAGCTTGACTGATATTTGGACAACGTGTTCTTTATCGTACTTCCTAGACGCTCTTTTCTCTGCTTCCGTCGACATCTTCTTTCACTCCTTCTAATTTAGCCAAGAAAATCTTTCCGAAGTCTTCTATGGCCGCTTCCCCTACTTGTAGACCTATTACCCTGGCGTTAGGGTTCTCACACCTCTCCGCCGCTCGATGTAGTGCTTCGAGCATGATTTCCTGCCCTTGTTTAATGGCTCTTTCGATTTCTTCTTTGGTATATTGTCCTTTCATTTCATTCCTTTCTTAGTTTCAATGAAGTTAATATCTTTGCCATCTAAAACCTTGAGTAGATGGTTACATTCTTTTTGATCCAGCCAGACTTCCGCGAAGGCTTTGGCATTTTTGATGCGCTCTCGGAGCCTTTTGTTATTACTATTTAGTCGCTTCACCTGGCGTTCTAGCTTTTCTATGTAGAACTCTTGTTCCATATCAGCTCTCCCTATGCCAGCCTGGAAGCCCATCTGGGTTCTCGATACAGTCTTTCCTAGTGGCGAAAATCCGGTTGATTGCGTGAGATTGTTTCTCGGATAAGTTCTTGTATTTCTCGAAAAGCTTTACTCTTTCCTCTTCCACTTCCTCTACGCTGGTAAGGGTCTCAAGATGCTCCTTAATCTTATCGAAGTTTAAGTGAGCGTATCTACTCTTCTCTTCTTTCATTTGTCTCCTTTCTTATGGTTTAATCCATGGCGTGTTCATCTCTTGCGCCACTTCTATTTCTGCTCGGGGGTCTTCCTTGTCGACACCCATGAAGGTGACGTGGAGATCGAACACATATTTTATATTATCATCCGGGATAATCCCTCCCAGCACTAAGGCATCCAGGATGGCCGTAGCCATGTTGTCTAGGTCTCTACGGTGCCAGTCTGGAGTGTATATATGTATGAATACATGGTATCTTGCGCCCTCTCTGGGTTGCCAGTTTCGCTTCCTAGCTTCCACGGAGAAGTCCCATGCCATATCTTCTTCTTGCATCTTTGCTCTCTCATTGGAGATGGGCATTGGTTTCCCGGTTCTTGGGTTAGTAATCATCCGCTTACTATTCTTCTTCGCCACCACGGTTCCGTGCCACACTAGCCCGATGTTTCTTTGTATCATTTCTTCGCCTTCTTCCTAATGTTTTTCAGCTCCATAGCATGATGCCTAGTTTTACGCCACTGATGATACAAAATATCGCGAAGGCCAGTCCAAGCCCTACCACCACGCATGAAGCTAACGCCGGCACACATACTTCCATAACGGCTTTAATAATATCTTTCATTTCTTCAGTTCCTTCCATACCCTAGTTAGCTCGCGTAGCACTACGGCGTTCGCGACGAGGTCGGCAATTATGGTTACCAATAATACATATTCCATCTCGCGCCCTCCTAGTTCCCAAACACCGTTACATAAGAGTTGACTTCTTGCTCGCTCATATTCAGCACTTCTTCCGTAATCTTACGGCACTTGTCGCCGGTCATCCAGTCAGTCTTCCGGCATGAGATGAACACCGACTTGGTGAGCTGGTCGTTCTTGCGTTGTAGGTTTGCAATGGCTCCTACGGCTATTAGCACGCCCGCGCCTAACGCTACGATAGCCGCTGTTTTGATATTTTCTTTTGTCATATTGTCCTTTCGTTTATATTATACTTCTATTTTATATCAGTATTACCCCCATGTCAATACTATTTTCTGAATATTCTGATAATAGTTTTCCACAAGTAAAAAAGCCGCCCTCTACGGACGACTTTCGGACGGGCTTCAAATGGGTTTCATGGAAGATTTGCTACACCCTCTTTACCATTATAGCCAGCTTTTATAGTCGTTATACTATGCTACTTTATCTTTTGGCAGTTCGCCTCTATTAAATCTTTTACTCAGACTATTAGGGTTCTTGTCCCAGTCATAGCGATAAATTGCAGTATCAGAGACTAAGCGTTTTTTATCTTCTGTAACCACTCTCCGTAGCCAATCTATGTCTTCAGAGACATTCAAGCTCTCGTCAAAGCGTTCTCCGTTTATGGCTTTCCGGCTAAAGCTGTATCCCCATACAGCCCAGTTAGGTATTAAATCTCCATGAGCGTCCGCTTTTTGCCCATCCGCAAAATACCATGGATAGACAACCACATCATAACCTTTGCGCATATTCTGATATATGTTATGTAGATAATTACCTTCAACTATGTCATCAGCATCCACAAAGCTAATATAATCACCAGTAGCGGCCATTAGCCCTATATTCCTCGCCGCCGCCACACCTTTGTTCGGCTGGTGTATAACTTGCCAACCTGGGACTTTCGTGTATTCCAGACTGTCCGTGGAGCCATCATCTATTGCAATAAGCTCTGTCTCTGGGTAGTAGAGTTGCTTTTGAGTTGCGAGTTGTTGCATAATAGCCCCACCCCATTCGCTAGCGTTCCAAAGTGGGAGTATAACGGTAAGATAATCTCTGTTTGCACCCTTTGTTGCCATAAACTTGTCATAGTCCACCGGATAGTCAAAGTCATCTGTGCGGTCATTCCAAAATATATCATGCTCGTCAAGCGTTGCCCCTCTATATTCATCTGGAGAGTATCCGCGTAAGTAGCGGTCAATCTGAAAGTCCTTTACAAAGTTAATTTCTCCGTTGTCGCATTTCTGGTTAAACTCTGTCATCTTTTCAAGCCACCATTCCCAGTTAGGGACAAGGTGTATGTAGCCTTCTTCCCAGGGGCAACCAGTCCATTTGTTAGGCAAGCAATTATAATAATGCTTCCAGGTGTCTACATCCTTGTTCACGGCATCTTTTATTATTTCTTCTGTATAGTAGCAGTCGCCCAACAAAATGCCAAAAGGGCATTGCGCTTCTCTCGCAATACCCTCAAAGGCTTCCCTTTTGCTTTCATAACCCTCTAGCACAATTTCTATGTTCTCTATGCCATTAGATCGCAACAGCCACTCCGTGCGGTCAAGAAGCGTCTCTCCGTCCACTTCCACATAGCATTTATTCTTTACCCCTTGATACCCCTCCCACCTGGTAGCTGAACCACCAGCAAGGATGTACCACTTTGTTATCCTCATAGTGTTCCTTTCAAGATTTTAGTCCAAAGCGGACTTACTTTTTCATTGTAAGGTTCTGGCTTCGGTACGTTATTAAAAATTGTGTTCATGTCTAAGTTGCTTAAATCGTCATCTAGTATGTATCCGTTCTTTCCATCATGGATTATCTTCTGGAACTCTGGAATATTCGAGACAATACATGGAACTTGCATCTGCAAGGCTTCTCGGACGGAATAGCAGTAGCTTTCGTTGAGGCTTAGTTGTATCAAGTAGTCGGCGCTTCGGAGCAGCTCTTGGCTGTATGGAGAAGGGGGAATTAGCAATATATGTTCATCGTTCCTAATGCGGGCTTGGGTTGCCTGGTCAAGTGTTTCGATAGTTGAACACAAAAATAGCACAAAGTCCTTCCCCTCCTCCTCAAAACGGTCTACCATTTTCAGTACGCGGTCAATTCCCTTCTCGGCCGTTGCTCGGCTCAAGACTATGAAGGTCAGTCGCTTTTTGGCGATAGGATTGAGGATGTTAGGTACAACGGTAGACTCTATCCCAAAGGTCTCCATAAGCCCCTTCTTAGCCGTTTCAGACACCGCTAGGACTTTATCTACCCTCGGGTGTGGTTCCCACTTAAACCCCTTCCATTGTGGCATCTCCATGAGGTGTTTGAAATCCGCATGAATAAACTGATATACCTTTTTAGCTTGTACTCGGTCTATGATAACTGGCGCGCTGTCATAGTTCGATAAGATGAGGACATCGGTCTCGTACTCGCGGTGGTTGTCGTCAATAATAACGTCGTGAGTTTTTGCCAGCTCTAGTAGTTGTGTCTGGTCTGCCTGGTTGAACACAAAAGTTAGATTGTGGTCTGGGAAAGCTCCGGCAATCTGTCTGTTAGCTGTCTCAATCCCGCCAATCTTATATAACCAACGCTGGTGGAACATGACCTTCTTTCCTTTTTTGCCATGCTCGACGTAAGCTATTTCTGCAAGGGAAAGGCGGAGAATGTTGTGCATCCTCTCCGCCGATGTAGTCTCTAAAATATCCCCCATGTAGAGCTGTCGGCCAGTCTCTTTATCGATAAAGGATTTAATTACTTTTAGCCCGTATTTCGTCATAATTCTATTATATCACTTCGTGAATAACTGAACCCAATAAAAGTCATAACGCCCGCCCTCTACATAGCCGATGCCTATCTTGGTGTAGTCGCTGTTCAAAATGTTTGCTCGATGCCCGCTAGAGTTCATCCAACTATCCATCACCTCTTGGGCAGTCATCTGTCCAGCCGCGATATTTTCGCCAGCACTAGAGTATTGCACGCCGAAACGGCGCAACATCTCGAACGGGGAACCATAGGTAGGGGAAGTATGGTCGAAATAGCCTTTATCCACCATGTCTTGTGCCTTTTTAGTCGCAACGTTCGATAGGGTATCATCAAGCGTTAGAGCTTTCAGCCCGCGCTCTGTGCGCTCTTTATTCACTAAATCAAACACTTCATCGGCTTGCACCGTGGAGCTGGCTTGCTCGGCGATTTCTTCCCCCTTCTCTGAATTGGCCGTAGTAGTGTTTTGCCCATGCTCGCCCTCTGGGAGTTGGACATTATCTCCTGGATGTATAAGATTTTTATTCGGGTAATGCTTATTCAGTTCTAGGATTTCTCGGAAGGGAACTTTGTATCTCTTGGCTATTCGCCACATACTGTCCCCCTCCCTAGTATTACAATGCTGGGCATTAGTAGGCGTTCCAATGACTAAAAACAACAGAGCAACTAAGATAAAAAGTGTATATTTCATACGCCTATTTTGCGTCTTTTCGGCGCGATTATTCCGTGCTATAATAAGAAAGAGAACACCTCCATTTGAGGAAATCCGGTATAAGAACTCCCGCAAAATATGGGGGTTCTTTGTTGTACAACGAAAGAGGTCGCCAATATAACCAGCGACCTTTTCCGAGATTTACGGATCACCTTCTTTCCGAACCTCTATTGAGAGGCGTGAAACTGTCAGACACTCCTCAAGAACATTGTAGAACTCTGCCTCCGTGGCTTTACCGTGAACCCAGAGCATTGTATTTATCTTGCTCAGATTTACTCCATCTCGTCCTATTCTTGTCCATAAAGCAATGTCATCCACATCTTTGCTTAGCAACTTAACGCAGAATGTAAGCATCTCAATCACCTCCCTCCTAATGAACTCGGCATCCCGCCGTTGCCGTTATACCCATTATAGCACTTTTTATGGTATAATTAGAATATTCAGGGAAATCATGCTCCATACCTAAGCGGTCGGTTTTGGACATTTTTCCGGCCGCTTTCTTGCATTGCATTTCAAACTTTCACATTTTTTCACGAGCCAGATTGTGCGACATTAAGAAAAAACAAAAAAGACGATACTTTTATCGTCTTTAACTTAATCTTTTTTTTGGGAGACCGTAGCTTCGTAATTGCGGTCTATTTTATGATCCATCGTAATCATGTTGCTCTGGATAAGGTCGAGAGACTTGGCGATGTTGTCGTTACTCTTGGAGAGGGTGTCGAGCATCCTCGCATTGTCTTCGAGGAGCTTGGTATTCTTCTGGCGGTCTTGGAAGAAAACATATACGAAAAGCCCCGCCATGATGATGGTGCCTCCGTACTGAAATATCATTGTAGCTACTTCTTCCATCCTATCTCCTATTATATCACTCCCAGCCTAAAACTTTAAGCACTTTGAGATAATTCGTGCCTTGCGTGGTCTGGGCAGTCGTTTGGCTCGCCATAAATACCACATACCCAGCAGAGGTGGTGTTAGGGGTGAGTGTAGAGCCAGAAATGGCGTAGCGCGTCCGGCGGATGTATGTAGCGTTCGCTCCTGCTTCCACCAGGGAAAGGTCAACATTGGCGGCGCTGGTCGGTACTCTCACTGACCCTATTCCGGTATTGTTATTATCCGTGTAGAAGATTTCGAGATAGGAATAATTGGCGATGGCATCGTTCAGAGCGATGTCCGCGCTAGATCCATTTGTGCTGTTGTACAGAGTAATCGGGAAGACGCTCTTGCCGTACACTTCAAGGCTCTCTTGGTACTTCGGGAAACACCCCACCCCGACAGAGTGGTTATGGGTGTCAATGTATAGGTCTGGGAGACCTCGCCCCACTACCAGATTGTATGTAGTAGAGCCGAAGAGGTCGGTAAGCTTGACCTGGACATCCCAGTCGTAGTTATTGTCGAGGGCAATAGTGGAGACTACGCCGTCTTGGAGGGTCTGGTAAGTTCCCCATGTAGCGTTCGCCACTTTTTTGTAGCGTACTTGGATAGTACAAGTGTTCTTTCCAAGGACGGATGAGTAGCTCGCATTGCAAGAAATATCTGTGTCTGTATAATAATTTTGTTCACGCTCGCAATAAATAATACCCGTCGGCAGTTGCCAGTCCACCATTTGCACGGTGAGGTTCCGGGTGGTGGAATAGCCACGGCTGTCGGTCACGGTCACGGCCGCCGTAGTGGGGGCGGAGATGTTTTGCGTGCCTAGGTTGAAGGTTGCCGTAGTCCCCGAGATGGTGGCGGAAGTAGTGTTGCCGTTGATAGTGACCGAGGCGGTGGAAAGGGAAGCATACTTCAAGGCTGTCGCATTGGTGATATTGACCTGGAGGGTACTTTGGTTTCGGATGATGTCTTGGTCGTCTTCCGTAATGGCTACGGTGGTGCTGTTAGTATCCTGGTAGGTGGCAGAGAAGGTCGGGCTGGCGTTCACCACGGTAAAAGTAGCCGCCTCGTTGTCTCGGTATGTAGTGCCGCCGATGGTCGTAGCTATGTAGAAATAGACCGTTCTGGACTTTGCGTTAGTAGTGGCTTGGCGGAGGACGTTCCGCTCTGCATCGGTAAGCTGGAAGGTGTATGAGCTTCCGTTCTTCGGGATGTCGCGGTAGGCGATGTTTGCGCTCGCCCCGGTTAGGGAAATACAGGCTTGCAAGGTATCCGCGCTGCTCCCAGCTGGGTTTGAGTATGTAAGGGTCGGGTTCTCGATGTCCGTGAAATCTGGCGCATTGGTGACAGTAGCCTGGCGTGGGATGTTCGTGAGGCTCATTGTACCGCTTGCATTAGCTGAACCAGGAAGATAGGTGGCGTTTTGGCTACTAACCGTAAAGGCCAAGGTGATGGACTTCGAGCCGTCCGCATTGTGAGGGATGGTCATTGTGCCGCTTCTCACCGTCACAGTGGAAGAGCCATCGTAGCTCATAATGTTCCCGCTGTACCGTGTGCCGTTGATAGTCACGGTGTAGGTGACTGGCACGGTGTTGTTATAGTACCAATCATAGTTACCGCCCAGGGAAGACAGCACAAAAGACCACGAGATTGTAGAGGCGTTATTGGCCGTGGAGGTTGCCGTCTCCGTAACATTTAGGGTGAACTTGTGGTGACCGTTTGAGCCGTTTGCGCTAATACTTGCCATGTTTTAATCTCCTCCTACGCTCACGAAACCTAGGCCGTCATTAAGGACGGCTCCAGTTGTGGTGCTTGTTACTGTTATTGGGATAGCCCTTACCTTGCTTCCGATAGTGATTTCTTCTTCTACTACGCTCTTCTTCGTATGTAGTCCATCGAAGTCCGTCCAGAACACTTTATTATCAAGGCGGTCGTAGCCAGCGAAGCCATCTTCTCCGTTCATCATGATGTAAGAACCATCGGTGAAGTTGACTTTGATGCCATCGCTGTTCATAGTGCTTATGACAGTCCCCGCCGCGTCTCGAAGTTCAAAGATGCCGTTGCCGTTGTTATTGCCCCCTAACTTCAATGTGCCGCCCTTAATGAGGTCTGCTACGAAGTTTATCACGTTGGTCGCTTGAGCGTTGAAATCGCCGTCTATTGTCCAAGCAGTAGTGAAGTTGCCGTTAATGCCGGACTGGGAGAAAGCAATACCCGCGCTCGTAATCATAATCACGTTGGTCGCGCTCTCTTTCGGCAAGGTGTCCACTACAAGGAGTTTATCGGGGTCGTAGATGACGTGACCGTTCCCGAGAGCAGCTTGGATTTCGCTCTTGGCTTCTTCGAGGTTGGCGGAGACGGAGCTTTGGATGACCGCGTTATTCTCTGCGATGGCTTGTTGGGTTTGAGAAGTGATATTGCTCACTAGCCCCGAGAGCTTTTGTTTTTCGTTGCCGAACTCCAGTTGAGTATATTTGCCAAGAATACAGTCATACTCGAAGGCTATAACGTGGGTGATGATGTTCACTCCTAACCTCTCGTCTATCACTTCGACGGTGTCGCCGATGTCTGTAATCTTCTCAAGGTTAGCGTTCAGAGTGTAGTTCACTTCCGGGTACTGGTGTTCGGAGACGTAGTTGACCGCTTGGCTGTACAAATCCTCACGGCAAGCCATCTGGAAGGCCTCCTCGCTCTCATAATCATCTTGGTTAATATGGCTCTGGTCGAAGGAGACGGTCTTGGTATAGGGGATGTCGTAAGTGAAGTCCGCATCCACCCAGCCATCGTTAGTGTCTAGCATAATGCCATCGTATCCGGTGGGGAGCAGCTTCGTCGCCACATTGTCCCATTTGTACTCGACCGTGATGTCTTTGAGGTTCTTCGCATAGCGCACCGTCACGCCGTTGTCCTGGCCAATCGAGTTTCTAATGCCGATGTTGAAGTTATCTCGAACCAGGTGGGCTTCTCCGCTTCCCCAAAGGTTTAAGAGGCTCTGGATAGCGTCATAATACGGAGTTAGGGCAAACGTATAGCTGTTAGTCGTCACCACGTCCGAGATGACCGTAAAGGGGCTAGTAGGGGTGGTAGCAGAGTTGAGATCGTCGAAAGCGTCGTTGCAGGTCTTCTCCGTTACTACACAATTCCGGATGAGGTAGTTCTTGGTGTCGTAGAAGACGTGCATACATTTAGTAGAAACTTTGTACTTCGTCTTAGTGACATTGTTCACCCGGAACGCTTGCTCGCCCTGCGGCGTAGGAGCGACGATGATGCGCCCCTCGGTGAGGTCGTTGGCATAGTCCAGCCCAGTTTCAAGGTCAAGGTAATACGCCCCATTGTCCTCCTTGTGTACCTTCGCCTTCAATGGGATGATAACCTTGTCACCGTTGCTGGTGAAGGTTGTATCTGTCACCCCGAAGAGTTTAATCATCTCGTCCGCTCCTTTCTTTTATGAAATTTCAGTCGTTTTTCATTATTCATTCATATAAATACATAAACTTTTATGTTTTTACTTACAATCCGCTCCCTATCGGGATGAAACAAGCTTCCTGCCCACCATCGCTAACACTCGAAGAGGATTGGTAGGAGATACTCCCGTACGACGCTTGTATAACTCGTCTACCGGTGCCGGTGCTATAATAAGCTTCACCAAGGGGCATGGAGGATGTGGAGCTGGTGCCAGGCGGCAATCGCCGTATTGCATTGCCCCCTGTCAGGTTTCCGGCTGTTAACTGCAAGTAAAGTTCCCATGGTTCTTCATGCTGGTTGCGTCCAGCGACGCCAGCGACCTCGGCCATGGTGGGCGGGAAGAAGGTATGAGTATAGGTGCCGTATAAGGTGGTAGCCGCTCCGCCAGAGATGTAAGTGGGGCGTTTAATTGCCACGGCGCGGCTAGTAATGCTTGTAGGGAACTGGCTACCAGCGTCTGCGGCATCAAGGAAGTTTACAATGTTGGTATTGGTCTTGGTTGACAAGGATCTTGTGTAGCAAGATATAATATAGACCCCATCCACGTCTGTGCCATCTGATAGTTCAGCAGTTCCGTAGTGTGCGATTTGAACATACGGGTAGGAAGATTTGCCGGTTGCGATGAGCGTCCCTACCGGCAAGACCAGCTTCATTTTGTCGATGTCCCCTTCTGCAAGGAGTGCGTCAAAGTCATCCCAGAAGGTCGCAGAGGAAGGGTTCAGCGGTTCTGGGGTAGTTTCGATAGCCTCCACCGCGTCCACATACTCCCTAAACGGCGTCTGGTTGGTGATGGCGCCGCCCTTGTCGTTGATGGCGTCCTTTAATAAGCTTTTGGTTTGTTTGAGATAGTTTGCTTTATCTGTTGTAGTGATTGCCATATTGTTCTCTATCCTCCTTTATAAATTAAAAGCTGGCCGGAAATACAAGACATTAGATATAGTAGTATTCGTGTAATCGTTGGAAACGCCAGTTTCGAGTACGTTCCACGTTTCCGCGCTCCCCTGCTTCGCTGACCGCGTCCACCATGGTTTCGCCGTGTTATACTCACCAGCCTTGCCACTATAAGCAATACGGATCGAAGCAGCCGTATCTGATGGAGTTGGGATACTTTGGGAATAATAAGTCTGCGCAACTCCTTCTACATAGCTTGCTCCTGACCCAATACCACAAATTTCGGTTTCGGAAAAAATATATAATTTATCCTCGGTGGTGGCTGGAGTGGACGACCCATTAGGACAAGTGGAGATAATCGAGGTCTTGATATTTGTTTGAAGCTCCTGAGGAAGTTCGTTACTGAGGTAGTAGAGATTAAGATATTCTCTCAAGTCGCTAGTTGCCCAGTTCGTTCCGTCAATAGTATATGCGCTACCAAATTGATATGGGCCATACGCGCGCACCGATTGCAGTTGTGGCCTACCAGTTTTCGTAACACCGTCTTCGACTATAACGCCACTATAACTGGTGATACGGAAAGTAAGGTGGCTTTCAATTTCGGTCGTTACCACTTTTCCTGTGTCAGCGTCAATAAGAGTTCCTACTGGGTAAGTGGTAGAGGCGGTTCCATCATCCGTGGCTCGGGAGATTAACCCATAGATACTGGTACAAGCAACGGTCACGCTGTCGGTGAAGGACATACGAGTAGTAGTACAGGTGATGGTTGCTTCTCCTTCGGCTAGGACGGTTGCGGTGACAAGGTCATCCTGGGCGGCTACGTCAATCCGGATGACGCTCGGGTCGCTCGAAGTCCAGGTCACACTCTTGTCGATGGCATTGGCTGGGGTTACGGTCGCCGTGAGCTGGACAACGTCGCCCACCGTCCACTCTGGACTTTGACCGTGGTAGGTGTCGATAGATACGCCGGTCACTTCATAAAGTTGCTCGCCGTTGATTTCGTCGAAGAAGCCGTCGACAGTGTTGATTTTATTGTCGATTTCAGTCTTATTATAGGTTTCGGTTTTCTTGTAGTAGTCGGTCAAGTCTACATCCGCCGCCACCGTGCCGAGCTTCTCCCATCCAGCCGTAGTACCAGTAAGGTTTATGTATTCATCGTAGAGGTTGCCTTGCTCTTGGGTTTGGGTATTAACCACCAAGTAGATGGTTGTGGTGCTGATATTTGTCGTTGGTAGGGTCTGCACGACCTCAATAGCGAAGCGCGGTATTTCATCGACTTCATCTTGAATATCATCCATTCTGTCCGCAACTTCCCCTTGAAGCACATCCTCCCAGTCAGCGATTTCCTGGCGTAGCGTAGAGTCATCGTATGGATCGCCTGGCTCGCCTCGTAGGAGCTTAATGCGTGCTGCTAGAGGTTGTTTTAATGTTGTTTTTTCTACCATCTTTTCTCCTTTCCTAAATTAAAATTAAATTACCGAACTTATTATCGACTTCTGTTTTCGAGTAGGTCTGGCTTTTCGTGTAGTACTGGTCAAGGTCTACGGTACTTTCCACGGTGCCGAGCATCTCCCAGTCGTTATTGTAGTAGATGTACTCGGCGTAGACATTGGCAGTTCCCCTGCCTTCGCCTGGCACTAGATAGATGGTAGTGGTAGAGATGCCCACGGTGGGGAGTTCTTCTACAATGTCAATAGCGAAGCGTGGGATAGGAGCAAGTTGCCCCTCGATGTCCGTCTTAAATGCCGCAATATCTGCATATATTTGCGCTTGGAAGGCCGCGATGTCGCTATCTAATTGAGCTTCGCCGGCGTAGCTGCCGTTCTTTCCCTTCACCATAATCACCTTAGCACGGTCTGGGTGGCTATATGTTGGAAACTCGATTGACATCTTCTTTCCTCCTATTTCTCTCTAATGGTTAGTCTGCCATCCATCACGGTAAAACGGTCTTGGGAGTTGCTGATAGTGGTGTCAGTGCCGATTCGGACTTCGAGGTCATAAACATAAACATCCGCTTCTATATTTTCGGTATCAGAAGGTGAAAGACGGACGACATAAGTATCCTCTTCATCTTCGGATTGGGTAATGCCATTCTCTAGGGTTTTCTGGATTACCACGTCATCATCTCCCTTTTGCCTCTTCACCGCGAAGGTTGCCGCGGAGAGTACATCCCCATCTAGCCCTTCTATCTTCACGCCGAAGGAGAGGGTGTCCGCTTTTTTCATAATGATATTGGTCATACTTTTCTCCTTTCCATTATAACCACCTTGAGTAATTATCTACTATGACTTGTGTCACGTTGCCAGTCCATGAAATAGTGTTTGAGCCAGGATTTAGCTTGAAGTTGTCATAGTCTCCATCTACTGCTCTGTTCATTAAAGTTCCTGGGCTGTCCTTGTATGCTTCCATGGCGGTTGTGTCGATAGTAAGATAGTTTGGGTCGCTCCCTAGACCAATAACGAACATCTGAGACCCATTTAGACTTAGGTTTACCGTTCCGGTTCCATAGACAGTAATGGCTGGTCTGGAAAAGTAGTTCCCATTATTTTTAAGCGTAAGAGCTTGAGTTGAACCATCCAAAAGGCTTAGGTTCAAAGTAAAGTTCATTACACTTCCAGATGTAATGTAAAGGTAGACATAGTTATAGTTTGTCGGCTCGGTTGCCGTTGACGTAAGGCTTACAGTATCGTTGTTCACAAGCGTCACATAGTTGTTGCCAAAGGAAGTAGCATTGGATGGGCTGTTATATATCACCCTTACCGAGCAAGCTCCAGCACCAGCACCATCCGTAGTGCCTCTGAGCATATAGCTCCCAATGTCCAAAGAAAGCGCCTTAATCGGCACATAGAACTCAGTTGCGGCAGAGCCAGTCCCAGAAATCGTGAACACGTTGTTCTGGACGGACACAGTAATGCCATTGGTGGTTTTAGTGAAGTTAGGAACGTTGAGAAGCTGAGCATTGAAGGACTTTGGGATTTCTTCGATGGAGTACTTAAAAGGCTGGACATGGAAGTCCACTTTGGCGGTGCGGTAGCGGACAAGTCGCTCGAAGTCAATTTGAGCGGTAATTTGGTAGTTGTAAACCTTGTCGGGTTCATTAGAGAAGGTAACTGTTCCCTCGGAGTTGAAGAAAGCTATAATATCGTCAATATCGAAGTCGCCATATAATCCGATGGAGATGGTCTTAGTATATGCGCCATAGCCGAGCTTGGTGACAATATCCCCGTCTCGGCCGTCGATTTCTTCTATGTTAGTCCTAATTTGAGGTTTTGAAATAGGTGGCAAGCTCTGAATTAAGAGGCCATCTATTTCTTCGCTACTCTGGTCATTTAGAATTACATAGTTTCGCATATATATCCCTCCTTTTAATTATACACCAAATTGGTCACGGTTTTATCAACAAAACGCCCCATTTCATCTCCATCCATTACCACCTTAGTCTGGTACAAAGCCTCCTTCAGAGCTTCTACTGCGTCTACTTGGGTGGTCTGCTCTGGTGCGGCAATCTTAGTATAAGCGTCGGATAACTTGCTCATGCTGTACGCTTCAGGAAGAGCCGCTTGCATCTGAGTGGTAAGGTCGGTCATAGTTGCCGCCATTTGCTTCTGGACGTTAGCCATCTCGTCCTCGAACCCTACGCCAATACCAGCCGCGAGCATTTTACCAATCTCGTCTCTGAACACCCTAGAAGGCGATTTAATTTTAGCAGCCTTCTTAGCGGCGGCCACAATCTCGTTGATCTGACGGATGATGCTCGCCTTGACTGATGGCATTTGAGCATCGAGACCAGCCTTGATACCAGCCGCGATGTTAGTACCCACTTGCTTAGAGGCATTTTTAGCGTTTGCCCCCATCTTTTTAAGCTCTTCCTTGTATGTGTTGGTGAGTTTAGTGATTTGCTTACGCGCATCCTCTTGGAGCTTTCTAATTTGCTCATCTGTGGTCTTTCGGAGTTCTTCCGCTTCTTTCTCTGCTCGCTCTTTAGCGATGTTCTGTTTCTCGTTATAGAGTTCAACGTAAGTCTGGAGTTCTTCTTCGCTCATTGCCGCCAAGGCTTGCATATTGCCTAAGGCAGACACGCCCATGCCTTCGAGGTCTTTCAGGAGACCGCTATCAGAGCCGAGGCGCTTTTTGAGAATATCAAGGGTTGCATCCCACTCTGCCAAGGCGTTGACCTGGTCTTGTAAGTTCTGGATAAGCTTGTCGGTAGTGAGAGCAGCATCTAGCTTGACTTCATCGAAGAGGCCGAGGGAATTGACGATGGCTTGCTGGCGTTGAGAAACCGCCTTTGCATACTCTTCTTCGAGTTTAGCGATGTCCTTTTCGAGCTGCTCATTGACTTTGGCAACGCCTTCAATATAAGCTTCCGTTACTTCTTGAGCTTGTTTCTTGACGTTGTTCTTCGCCGTTGTAAGCTTCGCTACTGCGCTGTCGTAGCCCTTTGTTCCCTTCTTGCAGGTAGCAACAACCTTCTCCCAGAACGTTACTTCCTCGCCTAGTGTTACATTGTTGGCTTTCTTCAGCTCGTTAATGCGAGTATTCGCGGCAGAGACGTATTCCTTAGCCAGCTCATCGGCTGTCTTCTTGACTTTCTTCTTATTAACGGTCTTGTACTTCTCTACACCATCTATTACGCCCTTGGCGATGGCCTTGCCCTTATCCTCGGTCACCTTGGACACGCCTCCGGCAATTTGGAGAGCTTCATCGAAGATATTGAGCATATCCGTACCAAGCGACCTCATTTGAGCCATAGCATTGTCCGCTTCGCTAGATACGCCATTCTCAAGACCCTTGATTAAGAACACACCCATCTCTTCCGTAGCTTTGGACGGAGATTTTTCCTTGAGTGCTGCCTTGAGCTTCCCAAGTAGGCTAGAACCAAAGTTCGCTATGGAACGAAATACGCTGTTTTGCTTGTCTTGGCTACTTATCCCCTTGTTTACACCCTCAATGACATTCTCACCAGCAGTCTTCGCATCAGGCTCCTTTTTGGTGATTTCCTTGATGGCATTAGTCACTAGGGTAGCCATTTCCTGCTTGGACTTTGGCTCACCCATTTTGACTCCGTCTACATAAGCTTGCACATTCCCATCGCCGGAATCTCTGAACTCCACCTTCTTGCCAACAATGGTAGAAAGGGTTTCATCAAGACCATCTCTCCATACCACCTTTTCCTTGCTCAGACCTTCTTCAGTAGCAGAAGTGTACTGTTTAAGGTCTTGCTGATGCTGTTTAAGTCGCTTTTGGGAGTTCTCATACTCGGTCTTATAAACATTGTCACCAGTTTCTTGGTATTTCTTCTGGAGCCATGCGGAATAATCTTCTTCGTTTTTGATATTAGCCTCGATTTGTGCCTTTTGAGCATCCCCTGCTCCTTGGAATTGCTTAACCCACTCCCAGGTAGCAGTTGTCATTTCTGAGTACTTCTCTGCATGGAACTTAGCGAGGTTGTCCTCGTATGTGCTGATATTATAGGTATACTGCTCGAGAAGCTCTTGTTGACCATCATAATTCTCTTTGGCCGCCTTGAACTCGTCTTGTGCTTGCGCCACTCTCTTGGCAACTCCCTGGCCATGCTGGATTGTAATTTGGTTGAGGTCGGTGCCATATTTCTCTTGCAAGCCTATCAGAGCTTTAAGCTTTTCTTGATACACCGCATCTAGGTCGGTTAGCCTTTGCGTCGCTTCTGCTCTCTTGTTTACAGCTTCAGTATAGGAGGCCTCCTGGGAGTCGATTATAGCTTGCGCCTTTTTCTTCTCGATAAGCTTGTCTATTGCCTTAGAAATCTTATCATAGCCCTTGACCACACCATCCTGCATGGAGATTTCCACGCCAAAGGCATCTGCTAGCGTAGAGACGAGGAAGCTGGCTCGCTCTTCGTATCCCTTCTTTACCTTCCCATTCTTGTCGATTAGACCATCAAGCTCATCTTTTAGAACCTTGTAATTAGTAATCTCCGTCATTGAGCTGTTAATTTGCTCTTGCTGGGCTGTTTGAAGGTCATCCCAGGAGTTCTTAGCTTCTTGGATAGCTTCTCTTTGCTCTTTCATGTTGTTCATAAACTGACCATGAGGAGTTTGCCCCATTGCTTTATTCACGGCTATAATTCCACCAGCTAACAATGCTAAGCCAGTCACAACCACGCCAATCGGGTTAGTAGCCCAAGCAGCCTTAAATAGGTTTGTAGCAACCGTGAGGGCGTTAGTAGCTACTGTTCCAGCACTCTGTGCGGTAGTCAGCATCTTAATAGCATCAGTTGCCGTTTTGGCTCCAGTGGCAGTAGTAAGCAAGCCAGATGCGGCCGCTCCTATCGCTTTTGTAAAGTCCATTATTTTGCTATATGCAAAGGCGGCTACTATTGCTGAGACGGCTCCTACAATAAGCCTCCTGTTGTCGATTATCCACTTAAAGCCAGCCGCTACCTTTTGCAGAGCTTTGCCAGCTTTCTCTCCCCAGGCTTCCCAGTCCACCTTATCCAGAGCTTTGGATGCGGTGTCGATAAACTTCTTAATGGTAGGTTCGAGCTTCTTCCAGATGACAAGATAGACGCTTTCAAGCTTACTCTTGAACAAAGTCATCTTCCCGCCGACGTTATCGAGCATGGTCTTCGCCATCTCATCTGCCGCGCCGGTGGAGTTCTGAATAGCATATCTGACCTTGTTGATGTCTGCCTCGGTGGAGTTCATCAAAGTAAGAAAGCCGTTCATGGCTTCTGTGCCAGCGATGGTCTTGGCATATTGTGACTTCTGCTGATCAGTAAGTTTACTAAACGACTTACGGAGTTCGTCAGTAACAGTACTCCAGTCGCGCATATTCCCCTTGCTGTCGGTAATCTTCACGCCCAGCTCATTCGCGGCTTGGGTTGCTTTGCCGGTGTCAGTTGCGAGACGCATCATGACAGAACGAAGCGCAGTACCCGCCATTTCAGCCTTAATACCAGAGTTACCAAGAAGGGCGATACTTTCTGCTACATCCTCCATGCTATAACCGAAGGAACCAGCCACCGCACCTACATACTTGAAGGTCGCGCCCATGGTATCGACTGACACGTTAGCGTTAGCCGTGGAAGCCGCTAGGACATCAGCGAACCGCCCGCTATCTTTAGCCTGGTAGCCCATGGCAGTCAATGCGTCTGTAACAATATCAGAAACACGAGATAAGTCTTCTCCAGAAGCCGCCGCCAAGTTCATAACACCTGGTAAGCCAGCCAGCATATCATTGGCCTTCCAACCTGCCATACTCATGTAGTAGAGTGCGTCAGTAGCCTGAGTAGCGGTGAATTTGGTCGTTGCGCCCATTTCTTTGGCCTTGGCGGTAAGCTGTTCCATTTCGTCCGCAGTCGCGCCAGAAATGGCCTCTACGCGGCTCATACCGCTATCAAAGTCTCTACCAGCCTCATAAACGGCGGAAGCCATGTTTTTAACGCCGTCAGTGACCTTTTGGATGACGGATGTGGCTAGGTTAGCTAGAATGTTCTTAAAGACCGTATAGCCACCTCCTGCGGCACTTGCGGCCTTATGCCCAGAGTCTTGTATAGCAACCCCAAGCTCGTCTGTATTAACACCAGCAGCCTCTGCCTCCTTGCCGAGCTTATCCATCGCCGCGGCGGTTTTTCTCATCGCCGCTTCCGCGTTGTCGCTCTCTGCTTTGGTTTTATTAAGCTGTGTATTAAGTTGGTCGTATTCGTTAGTTAGTCCAGCAACCTCTTTCTCAAGTTTGCTTACAACTTCAGACTGAGCTTTATATTGAGATGATGCCTTTCCATATTGGTCGGCAATTTGTTGGAGCTTGGTGCGTTCTTGTTCGAGGAGGGCTTGGCGGCTTTGGAGCTTGGATGCGGTGGCATCGACTTGTGTGCTAAACTTCTGGACTGCTTCTTTAGCGAGATTCCACTTCTTCTCTTGGGTGGCGAGAAGGTCGGAGAGAGCTTTTGATCGCGCGGCAAAGGCGGAGACAGATTTGTCTGATTTGTCATAAGATGAGGCTACAACCTTCAATTTTGCCGAAGTTGCTTGTAACTCCGCCCCAATGGTTTTGAGCGCGTTCCTATACTCTCTCCAGCCTAGAAGTTCAATCTTGCCGCCATAACTAGCTCCCATCTAATCGTCTCCTTAGAAGTATTTATCAGTTACATCTTGCGCTTCTTCGTATGCCTGGGCATGAGACTTGCCAGTCGCTCTCAATGCCGTCTCTAGGTCGAAGACTTGCTTGTAATTGTCATAATACTTATTAAATAATGTTAGTGTAATTCTGCCAATCTGTTTGTCGGTGAGGCCAAGCCTCGTCCGACCTATGAGGTAGAACCAAGAGAAGTCGATTGGCTTATCTTCCTCGTCCTCTTGGATTATTCGTTTTTTGAGCTTTCTCCAGGCTCAGTGCTCTTGGACATTAACTCGTCGATAGTGGTGACGGCGTTAGAAAGACCAATTTCAGATAGTAACCGCCCGACCTGCTTCTCCGTGACCGGCTCCAGTTTATCATCTGGGTTCTCCTCATTATGCAGGTCAACGCCCTCGTTAATCATCAAGGTCATGATAAAGATTAAGGCTTTTGCGGAAGGCTCTCCAGTCTCCTTGCCATAACCTTCTTCCACCCATTTGGTCAGAGTGCCGTACTCTTCCTGGACGGCTTGCAAAACGTTAAAGTTAAAGAGCAACTTGTACTCTTTATCACCAATTTTGAGCGTATCACTAATATCTTTCATTTCATCTAGCTCCTATTAAATGCTTTTATAGTTCTTATGTATTATATAAAGATTTCGCAATCTTCTTTATATGATAAGGTAAAGAAGGGAGGGTTGCCCCTCCCCCTTTACTAAGCGCTGACTGGGGAAGCACCGAAGTAGCTTGCAATCCAGCTATCAGCAGCAGCCTGGGAAGTAAAGATTTGCTCTTTACGCCAGTCACCGTCGGCAGGAGTAGTAACCGTGCCTTGGATTTCGTAAGTACCGAACTCGGTAGTCTCGCCCTTAGTCGAGTTGTCGGAAGATGGTTCCTGGAACTTGACTTTCGGGAAGATGACTGCGCGGTAGCCGATGTTGCCGTCAACCATGACAGTCACGATACGAGCGAGACCAACATAAGGCGCGACATCGTCCTTGTTGGACGTAACGCCGTCTTCTTCGCTGTATGTGTGTCCGAGCAAGGTAGCCTGTGTTTGAAGGTCATACCGGTCGAGACCCATGGTGCAAGTACCACCGTTAGTCGAAGTATCGGTTTCTGCGAGAGCGTCATCAGCGTAAAGAGTTGCGCTGGAGACGTTCGGTTCAAAGGAGAAGGAAATCGCCTTCCCCGGTTTGGTAGCGCCACTATAAGTGAGGCTCCCATCTGACTGCTCGGTAGCAACCGAGTAGTAGAAGTTTCTTAGACCAATTTTAGCCATTTTGAGTACTCCTTTCTATGCTAAAACTTAGGGATTTGTGGTAGAGCTTGGTGTCAGGCTCATACATATCGCCTGATGACCGCGCTGGGTGCCACTTAAACCCTGCGTCTTTTAATTTAATTTTTAACGCTTCTACAATAGGGATGTAGTTCCCTTTCGAGTAAACATCGAAATCGTAGAAGTCAACATAATTTTCTAGTTCGTCGTCGCCGGAGAGTTCATTAGATGCGTCAGTTTGCTGATAGGTAACATAAGTGGTTCTATTGCCATTGTAGAATAGAAACGCTACTGGGATCTCGACACCGCCAACCGCAAAGTTAGCGAATATCTCCTCAATCACTGTGTTTGGATTGTCAATCATTCAGTATTCCTCCACTTAGCTTTTTCTGCGCTTTATGCATTGCTCTATCTATCTCCGACTTCTTCTCGAAGGCTGGCCTAACGAATGGAACCTTCTTTCTCCAATATCTTTGGAATTGGTCTGGCATCGCTCCCAGGCTTCCTCCATACTCTCTTAGAGCAGCTAGGAATGGAGCAGGAACGCCAAGCTTTGTCTCCCATCCGCGGATTTTGAAGGCTGCTCCGTCTTTAGACAGCTTCTTCTTTGGGATATATCCGTAGAACGCGACTTTAGTGTTGATACCACCATCGGATTTGGTGATGTAGGACTTCGTGACCTTCAGTTTCTTTCTCATCGCCGCCGCCACATCTGGTCTAAAAGCCTTGTTGGTGCCTGATGAAATATGTTTCTCGGCCACTTGCGCCCCAGCTTTTGTCATGCCCTTGAATATCTCAAGGCCATTGTCAATTAAGAAGTTAGTGTCTTTTATGACATCGTCTGGCAATGTAGCCTTAAACTTAGCCATCGACATTACTTCTCCACCTCCTTGCATTGAAGTTCCATTTCTACATTGTTCTCATCTACATTGTTGATGTACTCGATAGTATATGTATTGCCATGGAACTCTACTAGCATATCCCTGGTGATTTGGGTCTTCGGGTAACGGATGACGAAGTTCGTATAGGCTTTCTCGAAATTCGTATTATTCACAATGAGGGTGAACCCTCTAATTGTCTTCACTGCCGCGTAAGGCTTCAAAATCACAGTCTTCTGTGGAGTCTCGAAGCCTTGCGCGTCCTTTACCATTTGCACTTGGTAAATTGTAATGCGCTTTCTATACTGACCGGCATTTATCATCCGTTCATGGGTGCGGTCGCGATAATAGCTCATGCGTCCTCCGAACTATCCGTTTCCGGCAAGAGGTTTACCGAGTGCATACCCAAGATAGCATCAACCGTCTTGTTCACGTTCATCTTGTCAACGTACATAGTACGATTATCGTACATATCCTGGCAGAGGATGAAAGCCACAATCACAAAGTCTTGGTAAGCATCAACATCGGTCTGTCCGGTGTAGTTCAGAATGTAGTTCTTCGCCACTCCGAGCAGTGTTTGAAGCGTATTTTCTTCGTCTTGGTCAACTTCCTCAAGGCGCAGATAAGCCGCAAGGTCGTCTACCGTGATGTCACTTACTTTTGTGATGTTCTCCATCTTACCACCTCCCTTTATTTCTTCTTCTTTTTAGTAGGCTTAGGAGCCGGAGCTACGGGTCTTTCCACAACCTCGGCTTCCTGGATTTCTGGCTCCACATATCCGGCGGTCAGGAGGTCATCAAGGACTACCTTGTTGTTGATCTCCCGAACTTCACCGGCGTACATGGACACCTTACCTGCAAAGCTTTTAAGTGCTTTTACTAGCATCTCAACCCCTCCTAGGCGCTAACTGGGGTACCGCCGCCCATAACGAGCTTGGAGATTTGTTGAGCGTTCTGGACTTTAGCATCGAACTCGAACCAGCCGATGATGCCATCTGCGTGTTGAGTAGCGTACTTCTCACGGAGAACTTGGATTTCAAGGCTTTCGGTGAACTTGAGCGCAAGACCTTCAAGGTTGCCGTAATAGACAGCAGGTTTGCCGTTTTCCATATCTGGCATATTGTCGGAGACATAGACATCGTGGCCAAGGAGCTTATAGCCGAAGGCGCTAGTGATGTCTGGTTGGAGTAAGTAGTAACCAGTATTGGACTTGAGCTGGCGGATAGCGGTGCGGGTTGCTGGGGACATAATCCAGATAGCACCTTCCTGGAACATATCCTTGACGCTGTCCTGGAGTTCGATGAGTTCATCGCCAGTAATAGCGGTGGCAGAGGCAGTATTGACGGTCTGGGTAACACCAGTAAGACCTTCGATAGTACCAGTTTGGCCAGTAATGGCACCGGAACCGTTCAAGAGAACGTTCTCGAGGAAGCGGCGAATGCTGTAAGCCATTTGGTCGACAACATAGCCAACGAGGTCGAAGTCAACGTTATTAACCATCTTGCGAGAGACCAATGCCAAAGCACCAGCGACATAGCCGCCAAGGTTAATAGTGGTGAACTTACCAGAGTTAGCGGAGATTTCCTCGAACTCGGGGCCTTGGAAAGCAACGTTGATGAAATCGCTGTCATCTTCGACATAGTACGGGATAGCAAGGTTGCCCTTGATATTGTACTTAGTAGCACGCTCGGCAATCGGGGAGATGTCATAGAGCTTGCGGATGATACGCTTTGCGATGGTCAATGGAACAACTGCACCGTTTTCACCTTGGGAAAGCGGAGTGTTGTCACCAGCGCGTTCGTTCATGACGCCCCATTGAGCGCGAAGATAAGCACCAAAAGCACGTTCTTCGGCTTCTTCGGTAGCCTTGTCCTCTTCTTCGCCTTCTTTTTCTTCTTTTTCACCGGCGGCCTCGTCTTCTGCACGCTTCGTGAGGTCTTTGGACAACTCAGCGACAGTATTTAGAGTGCCAAGCTGTTTCTTGATACCACGAACTTCGTTGTCGATAGTTTCGACTTCCTTTTGTTCGTCTTCGGTGAGGTCGCGCTTTTCAGCCTCCGCACCAGAAACAATCTCTTCAGCACGGTTGATGAGATCGTTCCTTTTTTCAGTTAAACTTTTTACTGACATGATTTATTCCTCCTTCATTGTTTTAATCATATCTCTATACTTATTATAATCAACATTAGCATTTTTTTCCACAGGTTTTTCCACAATTAGTCCATTTTCCCCTTGACTTTCGCCTTCGTTTTGTGCTTCATCTGTCTTTTCGTTTACATCGTCAGCGCGAACGTCAACGTTTTCGGGGTTTTCGTTGACATTTTCTTCGGAGTTTTCCACAGCCTCGTTTTCTTCGTCGATGAGAGGCTCGCCCCTAAATTGGACTTCTTCCCCACCGTCAATGGCTCGGGTGGAAATGAGCGTACCGGCATAGCAAGGTATCATTGCTCGGTCGATAATGGAGACTTCAAAGAGGTCGAGGTCTTTGACGGCACGAGAGAGCATACCGTTCTCGGTGGAGTTTTCCACATCCCTATCCTTAAAGCCAAAAGACCAGCCCACCAGCTCGCCACGCTTCGCAAGCCCGACAACTTCGGGGTCGGTAATGGTCGCCCTGGCACGAAGGCCGATAGCATCTTCTTCAAGTTCGAGATTGCCCCGCTTGATAGAGCCGAGGTCTTTTTGCCAGTTGTGGTCGAGTAGAATATGAACGTCGTCAGCGCGCTGTAAAGCCCGCTTAAAGGCTCCAGCACATATCCGCTCGATAAACTTGCCTAGACGGCTCATAAGAGGCCTGCTAGCGCGTTCTACGGCGTTTACATAGCCTTCTATCTCTACGCTATCGGCTCTGATGTTAATTTTCATGTTTACCTCCTTTCAAGGTTATTATTCGACATTTCCTTCTTCTTTAGCTTCGTCATACGCTTCTCGGTCGACAATTTCTTGGTCGAGCTTCTTGGTTTCCTTTTGGGTAGCCTCATCTCCGCCAGGAGTCGGAGCATCAGTTCCTTGGTTGCTGTCGTTCGGGTCTGTCACCTTGTCCACGTTAGGCGTATAGTATTTGTGGGTATTTACATCGTAGAGGACGGATGCAAGACCGACGTTGACCACGTCCATGCCCTCGATGCGCTCCATGTTCTCTGCTTCGCGGATTTCGTTGATGGTGATGAAGCCAGCTTCCTTTGCCACTCGGTAAGCCTCGTAGCGTTCCTTGATGTCTACGCGGAGGATTTCCTTAACATCAAACTCGAAGTAATAGCTCTTCTTCTCTCTTTCAAGCAATAGGTCGCGGTTAAGGGCAGTCTCAAAAGCCTTGATAATCGGGTAAATGGCCTCCTTGAAGGTGCGGTAATAATCATTGTCGTAGATATGGAAGATGTTTTTAATTTCGTCGGTGAGGGTCTTCTTGTTCTGGTCGAGTTGCATCTCCGTAGCAGAGTTGGACGCTTCCTGGAACTCGAGGCCGTTGTTCAAGACCATCATGTTCTCCGAGCCAGGGGTGTATAGCTTCCGCCACGCAACTTGCAAAGCGTTGATGGCAGTCTGGTCGAGCTTGCGTTCGGATTTTAGGAAGCCTTTTTTATTGCCACCATTTTGGAGGGATGTAAGCTGGTAGACCAGAGTAGCGTAAGCGGTTTGGAGAGCCTTTGCGACTTCCTCGGTCAGCCCAGTACCAGTAGCACCATCTTGAGTATTGCGGAGCAGCTTGACGAACTCGAAAAGCTCGAATTGCTTATCGTAGACGAAAAGCCGCCATTGTTTGTTCAATGGGTTCGGGTTGAGGATTTGTGGAGCAACATAGTCAGTAGGAACATACACAAGGCCAGTAGCCTCGTTACGGAAACGGCGGATATACAGATAGCCGTTGCCGGACATCAAGTAGTCCATAACAAAAGCCTTCTTCATCTGGAAAGCGTCCAAAGTGTCCCCAGTATCACCGTTGAGGAGTTCAACGCGGGTATCATTCTTCATCTCTTTGATAGTGTGGGAGCTTTCCGCATACCGATAGAGTTTAACCGGCATAGATGCAATGGTGTTGCTGATAAAATCCACGGCCGCACACACCGCTGGAACGGTCATAGCCTCCGCGCGGGTAATTGGCTGACCAGAAAGCAAAGCTTTCAGCAAGACATCATTCACCGGCATTTCTTTTTCGGTTTCGGTTACTGTTGGAGTGGACGTGGTTCCCTCCGTCTCGTCCGCTCGTTTTCTTAAAAAGTCAAATAGCGCCATTTCTTATTCCTCTTTTGATTATATTATACTACACTTTTCCACAAGCTTTTCCACAATTTAACACTTTTTGTAGAGTTTTTCGGCCATTTTTCCACACTTTTTGCGATTTTTACACGATTTGGACGGTAAAGCCGCCAGCTTGATCCAAAAGCGCATCCTGCTGGAGAAGGTAAGTTGCGATGATAGTGGAGACCACCATGTCCACTTTGCCGTTCGATTTCTTCTTGTTGACATAGGCGTTCTTGTTGGTGTCGTATGTACACCTAGCATTTTGGAAGTTGATCTCATAGATGTTGTTTTTCATGTACTGGAACTCCCCGCTCAAGATTTTCTCTTTGAGAAGCTTCGTAGGCGGATGTAGAACACTTGAGTGCTGTTTAACTTCCACCATGTTGTAGTTCTCATTTTCGAGCTTCTGGGCAGTACTCATGGCGTTCCACTTGTCGAAGCCAATAGCTTGTATCTGTACGCCGTATTTGTCTTCCAAGCTCATGATGAAGTTTTCCACAAAGCCGTAGTCAATAACCCTCCCACCGCAAGCCATCACCTTGCCAGTCTTGATAAGCTCTCGGTAGTTCACTTTTTCGGAGATCGACTTCTCTTCTATGCGGTCTTCGGGGATAAATGCCCAGCTTTCCGCCAGGATGTTGTTATCATCGTCCAGAGATAGCATGGAGACGCTGGTGTTGTCACCAGACATAGATAGGTCTAGCCCTAAGTAAACTACGCGCCCCTTCCAGTCGATATTGGCCACGCGGCAAGCTTGTACATCCTTTACGTCGATATAGGTCTCCGTCCCTACGCCTTGGTACACGATGTTGCAATGTTTTGTAACGAAGTTCTCTCTCGCACTCTCCACGGCAATCGCATAAGCACGCTTTTTGATTAAGTCTTCCCATATTTCCGGTATTTCAAGCGCAACTGGGTTAGATTGCTGGAGGATTAAATCGTTAGTTTCCCACCCCTTCGCCTCGTCTGGCTCGTAGAGCAGCGCGAAACGCGTATCGTCCTTCTCCACGCCATCCAGCACCTTCTTGGAGTAGCCCACTTCATCTTCTAGTGGGTTGTCGATAGTAGGGTATTTAGTGGAGATGATGAGGCCGAGTTTGTTCAAGATGTTAATCTGGCCAGAGCGCATGGCTTCAATGGCGTAGTTAGTGGGCAAAGCCCCCACTTCGTCAGCGATGAAGGCGTTAGGCAAGCGACCATCCATACGGCTTGTGCTATATGAGAGTGGGAAGTATTTGGACGCTAGGGGCTTGAACTCGATGCTATCGCGTAAAATCTTGAACCTGGTGGCTTCTTCCCCACCATAAACCATCGGGGAACTCTTGAGGGTCTCCGTAATGGCCTCGCGGACTTCCCTAGATAGTGTTCCGTCTGGCGCGACAGAGAAGAACTTAGAGAACTTCGGCTCGGTAAGGAATAGGAGAATGAAGATTGTGGCGCAAGTGTAGGATTTGAAGTTCTTACGGCATATCTCCAGCACGCCAGTCTCATATCTTCGGCGCTCGGGGTTGTCTCGGTGTACAACGCAAAGAATGGCCGTGTAGAAAAGCCATTGGTAGCCCATCGTACATTCGTAGAGTGGTGAGCCGGCTTTAAGGCCTTTAGGCATGATAAGTATTTTAAGTATATTCTCAAGTTGCTTGAGCTTTTTCCCACTTACCATGTACTTCTCATCTTGGTCTTCACAGATGCGCATGAAGTCCTGCATTTGGAGCTTGACGTACTTCGGCGTTGTTTCTAATTCTACGGACTTCTCGCAAAACTGATAGGCCTGGCAGGTCGTCAGCTTTTTAGTCATATTCCTCGCCGCCGTTAATCGCCGCCATCAAGTCGTCCTCTTTCTCGCCTTTCTTGCCACCGCCTTCGCTCGCATTCTTTACAATCCGCATAAGGGTCGCCGCTGTTTTGTTGGCACAGTCCAGAATACGCGGGTATTCACGCAAGGATGGGCTTTGGTAGAGGTTCTTGCGCCCCTTCACATATTCCTTGGTGACAAGCAAGCCTTCCTCCTCCATGCTCTGTTCGAGCTGGTCGAGAATGTCCTGCAAAGTGATATATCTCTCGAGTGTTTTTCTAAAAAGGGCATTATTCTCCACGCCGGCATCTTTAGCCATCTGCAAGATACCCTCGATTGTCATTTCTTTAGTTAGTTTAGCCATTATTCATTCCTTTCTCGCATATTTCTACGATGTGGTTACATAATTCATCTGGGATTTTGCTACGAAGAGCAGCTTTGCGGAGGCCTTGTGTTCCAGCCCAGTAGCTCCCTCTGGGAGTTCGCGGATGGCATGGGTCGCCGTTCTTGCATGGGGATTTGAATTGGGGATTGGGGTGGTTTGTCCATAAGTCTGTCGGTTTCATGCGTTGGTCGCCGTATTGGCAGTATGTTACCGTATATCTCGGCAACCCCTGCATGAAGTCCATCTTTCTCATGCCGCCTCTTGGGTTCTCAATAAAGAAGAACTTAGGATTAAGCTCTTTAATTAGCTCCACCACATGGTGGTTAGTTTTATCACAAAACTTGGCATACTCGCTTATCGGGTCAAGGCTCCCGGTCTCGGGGTTCTTACGCCGGTGATGCCCGATGGCCGCAACCGAGTAAGTGGTGCAATCCGGGGACGCCCAGATAACATCTGGCACCCCTCCACAGAGTTCTATCACCTTTTCGGCGGTCAAATTATTCACATCGTCGTATAGGTCGATGTTCTCAAAGTCTTTGTTCCACTCGACGCTAAAAGTCTTGTGGCCACGCCGCTCGAAGGCTTTGCTAACGCACCTCGTCCCGGCGAACAGCTCCAGTACCTTCATATCACCTCCATTTCTTTCATTTCATTAGGTTTTAGTACTTTTTCGCTAAAATAACGTGCTTTTCCTTAATTATACGCCATTTTTAGCCCTTTCCACAAAAATTCATAGAAAATCTTAATTTTTGTAAAGAAAGGAGATCGGAAGAGCACACGTCTGAACTCCAG